CTTGTGTAGGGCACCTACCCCATCTAGTTTATCTAGAGGAGGTTTGGCCTTCACATAATAGCCCTTGGTTAGGGGGCTGTGGAGATTAGGATGAAGTTTATCGGTTTGGTAACCGAGAAAAGACACCCTGCCCAACAGCGGGGAGGTTGGAGCCACATTCGGAAAGAATTTAAGAATTCTTCCGAGATAGGAATCCAACCACGCGGCAGACTTCCATAGACCAGCCAAATAGAACTGGTTTCTGAGAGACACCGCGCTGATCACACCGCTAGCATCCTGCCGTCGTGTAGGAAGTACTTCGCGGACCTTGACAATACTAACGTCATGGCCGTCATAGTACTCCTTACCACAAGACTCTCTGAACCTTCCGGTCCAGAAGGACTTGTTGGCGTTAACTTTATACCCGAAAAGGTAAAGTTCGTCAACGACGGACAGTACATATTCTCTGGGGACGATAAGATCGTCACCAAAGATACGCACCCGCTCGCGAAATAGCTTAATAAGCTTTCCGCGAGAAAGCGGTGTACTGAGCTCACGTTGAATTCCAAGGAAAACAATCGTCGCGAAGACGAGAGATTCCATCGGAAAACAGAGAGCTGAACCCATAGACGCGAACTTGGACAAACGGATAACTCCGTGTCCAGGTACGTCAGCCTTGCGTGACCTGCAGGAATCAACAGCCTGGAGCAAATCCGGGGTGTTTTCCAACATTGCACGTCCATGCTGATAGGAGACTCTATCGGAAGCTTCGCTCAGATCGAGCGTAGCGAGATCGCCGCTGAGCGATCCCTTCATGGCTAGATGCTGATTAGGCACCTGGTCATCAAAACCGATAATGTGCGAGAGGAAACCATCCTCCTTAAGCACATCGAGAAAACTACGATACAGACCTTGCTGCACATATTGCATGGCAGTAGGCTCGATCGCAATTACTCTAGGAGACTTCAACGTTTTAGGTACGGAAATAACCCTAACGGGCATTTCCGCGCCAGGTTCGAGGAGGTTCAAATCACGCTCCAGATCAGCCGAAAAACGGCGATTTGGAATGAGATTGTCATGAGCAGGGAAAACCCGCTCAAGACGAGTGGTCCAGCTCCGCGAACAGAACTTAGCATTGCTGC